GCCCATGCATAACAATTGGGCCCATAGGGATATCCGGGATGTCAGGCAAGTCGTTGCCGACATTAAGCTCGCTGTTTTGAATAGCAGTATTAGGCTCACTAAGTAGAACGATATATGAGATTTTGACTTCAACACGCAAGTCAGGACAGCGTGTCCCAGTGAGGCCGTAGCCACCACTATCGCCAGGTATAAAACCGATATTGATGAAGTCTTTTTCATGAGGGTCTGTGTCAAGCCAGAAAGTATTCTGGTGCTGAGAGTCGAGACCTCTATTCTGCTTTTTAAATGAGTATTTCATTGTTATGGTGCCTCCCCGAGGTGTGCCACCAGGATTTGTATAAAGATTACACGAACGCATCCCGACAGTCTGCGAGATTATTTCAGAGTTAAATGTGCCAGAAATTACTTTACCAATCATATTACCGCCACGGGTATTGTTCTGTACGAACATTTTAGTAACGTCCTGATGATAGTCCTCACCTCCAGTTCCTGGAAGAGGGACTGCCGTTACGTCAAGGCGACAAGATAGCGCCTGACCATTAAGATACGAACCAGTAGCGGAAGCACCTGGATACTGGTCTGTGAGCCACATAGGAAGACCAGAAACCGCGGAACCCTTAGCACCAAGCGAGTTGGAGCCCCACGTTCCCTGGGTAGTATGGATAAATTTACGGGGATTATTTGCCCCGACTTCAAGGACTGGAGGTAAAGCCCCAGCAAGTGGGTCTACTGCGTTGTCCTTTACGATAAAAGATCGAAAGCCTGAAAACCGAACAAGTCGAGATTTAGGCATGTAAGTAGCATTTTGAATTTGGCGAGGGACAGACGAGACGTGTCTACGCTTCGCTGTCTGAGACCTACGCTGTTTAGATTTAGGTTTATAAGTACGCTTTTTCTTATATGGCATTTTTATTAGAGTTGAAAAAAATTATTTTTTCAGTTTATTTTGAATGAAGTGTCACCAGCACGGCCCACACCCGCCGGCGGGGCCGGCTCTGTGGTCCTGCCCTGCGGGGCCTACAATTTGGCTGGTTTGCCGAGTTGGCGGAAGTTGTTCAAATGTGCTTAAAGGGAAATATACTAAAATGACACAACACAAACGATACAGAAAGTGGTGTTGGACGGACTTTTCGATGGATGTTGACTTCTACGAAGCGCTTAAGGGCCCCAGGTGGCGATACTTACTGCGTGGGACAGAGGTCTGCCCATCGACTGGAAAGGCACACTGGCAATGTTTTGGGATTACAACAGACCCCCGCACCGAAAGGGCGGTGAGGAAAGAGTTGAAGCCAAGGCATGTCGAATTCTGTAAGGGTACAGAACAGCAAAACGAAGTTTATTGTTCGAAAGACGGTGAGGTCGATGAGTGGGGTGTCAAGCCCAAGTCTCAGGGGGCGAGGACGGACTTGGATATCGTAAGAGATACGATAGATGAAGGTAAAGGTATGAGAGAAGTCGTAACTACGGCGAGTTCTTATCAAGCGATAAAGGTAGCCGAGAAATATTTAGAATACAAGGAACCAGGCAGAGCCTGGAAACCCGAGGTATACTGGTATTATGGTGAAACCGGAAGCGGAAAAACTCGTCGTGCCTTCGAAGAAGCCGGAGACGACACCTGGGTTTCGGGAGAAACAGGTAAATGGTTTCAAGGTTATGATGGTCACGAGAACGTAATCTTCGATGACTTTCGTGCGGATTTTTGTAAGTTCCACGTGCTCCTGCGTATACTTGACAGATACGCTTACAGGATTGAGCACAAAGGTGGAGCGAGGCAATTTCTTGCGAAAAGAATTTGGATAACGTGTCCTAAACATCCAAGAGAAGTTTACGGAACAAGGGAAGATGTCCATCAATTACTTAGAAGAATTGATAAAGTAGAGTGTTTTAAAAACAACACAAAGGTTGAAAATTACACAAAGGTTGGGGGTAATACTACACAACTTCGTTGCGACAGGACCCCAACCCGCATCGAAGATGCTGACTTTGACTTAGAGAAATGGATAAGCGAATGATTAAAGCCCATGCATAACAATTGGGCCCATAGGGATATCCGGGATGTCAGGCAAGTCGTTGCCGACATTAAGCTCGCTGTTTTGAATAGCAGTATTAGGCTCACTAAGTAGAACGATATATGAGATTTTGACTTCAACACGCAAGTCAG